GATGTACCATTTAAATATACATATTTATGCCAAGGATTACCACCAGCTAAATCTAAACCATTATGTCCAACCATCCAATCGTTATTAGTAGATAATACTTTTACTATAACCATTTTAGGAGCAACTCCCAATCCGTGAGCAACTGTTCCATTAGAACCTGTACCTGTGTATTTTATTATACTGAAACCACTTGTCGTGTTAGCTGATGTGTATATTGTATTGATAGTACCATCTGTATTTGCTGAACCTTGACCATTTGCTTTCCAATTCCATGTCACAATATTATTTCCATTTCCATTTACATTAGCTTGTGAACCAACACTAAAACCATCAGAACCAAAAGCATTAAAAGAAGTTGAATCAGTTGCTTCTACATCAGCTAAATTAGAATATATAACCTTATTTACACCTCTTACAGCATCAACTAAATTATGTGAACCAACTGCACTACGATTTTTTCCCCAGATTAAATCTGGCTGATGACCTACTCCTGTAATATTTCTTTGACTTGCATTACCAGTATATAAGACTGTATTAAAATAATCTGTGTGTTTACTAATTGTTGTGAATGCCATTATAAGTTTAACCCCTTTGTTGATAAAGCTGTGTATCCTGCTGGAACATTATATTCGAATATTCCTACACCACTTGCGTTAGTTCCTGCACTAGCTACTGCAGTTGTTCCAAAGTAGCCATTTCCAAAATTATAAAGTACTCCAGCACCAGCTTCCCCACCATTATAATCATAAGGAGAAAATGGAGCAATAGCAGTTATATTATATGTTGCTATTTGAGAACCATTTTTAAACCATTTAATAGTTTTTGTTCCACTATCTAAATCAACTGCTATCCCTATTATATCATTCGTTGCCCATGTAAAACTTTGTGATCCAGTATTTGAACCATTAGCATAAACATTACCATTACCATAAGCACCATAACTATTAGTATGTGCACCTGGATATCCTGTAGCAACTGGACTTTGCATACGATAATCATCATAACTTCCTATGCCAATCATAGGATAATTAGTATCAACAGTTAATTTTGCTTCCCAGTAAAATTTACCAGATGAAAAATGTAAAGTACCTTTAGCCATTTCAGTTGCAGAACTATAATCAATCCCTGTATTTCCATTCGTAAAAGTTATTGATGATATTGAACTTAAAGGGTTCATAGTACAAAATACATTACTTGGACAATCTTCTGTTTTTGTAAGTGTACCATTAGCAACTGAAAAATCATTACTGTTAGATGATTGGTCTGTGATTGTATTTCCATCTTTTAAAACTGTAAAACCATTATTTCCTAATGTAAAAGTTGGAGAAGTATTTATTTTCCATTCGCCAGTTGTGCTGTCTGTTGAACCAAATGTATCAGGACCATAAGAATAACCATCAGAATAGTGAAAATGCGACATTAAACCATCAAAATAACTTGTGCTATTATCTGTTCCAATTCTTGTTGTACTCCAGTTAGTACCAAAACTAAAGTTTTGAGATGGATTAGTTCTTACGCTAAAAGAAGTTTCTTGTACTCCATTAATATATAATCTTACTCTATCGTCTGCAGTAGATAATGTAGTATCAACTCTCCAAACTATGTGATACCAAGCATTAGTATCTCTAAATTTTCTATCAGTAGTTAATCTTGCTTGTGTGCTTCCACCATAGTTTATAACATCAATATCATCTTCTTGAAATCTTATGTGCATTCTATTTGAACTATCACTATAAATACAAAAAATATCCATATTATTACCTGATGGATTTAATCCACTTCTTTTTACCCAAGCTGAAACTGTAAATTTAGTTTGACTTGTTGGTGTTCCTGTACTTCGTTGTAAATATGTACTAGCCATTAGTTGAATTGTCCTCCACCTGTTGCACCAAATGATGATGTTAATGTAAATTCTCTATCAGCAGTTTGGTTTTGAGCATCTGTTGCTCTTAAAGTAAATGTATAAGTTGCGGCAGAAGTATTACTGCCAGCAAAATCAGTAGTTGTTATAGCACCTGTTGAACTATTTAAAGTACAGTTCGCTAGACCATTGTTAGTTAAAACATTAGTCACTTCACTATAAACAACTGTATCTCCTGTTGCGGCAACTGTTGCCACTGTTCCAGAAAAGTTTCCAGCTATCGTTCCTAAAGAACCAGCACCTGTTGTCCAAACTGGTGCATCTGAAACTGTTAAATCTGCATTAGTTGATCTTACTGCTCCACCATCGTTATTTTCAATTCTTATAAAATAAGTACCATCTGTTGGTAAAGTAAAATTAGCAACTATGCTTGAAGCACTAGAAAATGTCACTGAATTAGCTGGAGTAATAACACCAGCAGAACTGACTGCATCTACTCTAGGAATAGAAACAAAACTTCCACCAGATATAGTCACATTAGTTGCGGCATTAGTTATAACAGATGGACTTATACCAGAATAAGTGGGATTGCCACCTCCTAATACTCCATCAGCTATACTTGCAGTTAAAATTTTACTTAATGCCATTTATTATTCCTTTGGATTATCAGTTTTAATTTGTGTTATTCTAGCTTTCCAACTATCAATACCATCATCATAAATTTCTTCAAGTTGTGATTCCCAGCTTCCATATAATTTTTTTCTTGTAATAATAATTCTATTATTACTTTCTTCTTTGTTTCCAGCAACTTCATAAGTTTCAAGTTGTTCATCAGAAGGCTCTGCAATATCATAATCCCAAGAAGATATAAAAGCACCATTACCATCTGAATTGTCTTGCAGAGATACTTTTGTATCATTCCAAGTTTCAGAATTATCTTCTAAATAAAGTTTTAATTTTGTTAAAAGTGATGCCATAATTTATCCTATGTAATTAATTTATATCCAGAAAATTCAGTATGTACTGTACCAGAATTTAAAGGTGTTGTATCGCTTCCTGTGTGATCTGCTTTAGCAAAAACTTCAACATAATCTCCAACTGCTAAAGTGTGTACAGCACTTATTTCGTAGCTAAAATATTGTACTTCTGGAAAATTTGCTGTTGTTTGATTTCCAGAATAAATATATTTTTTTGCTACTTCAGTATTATTTACTCTAAAAGCAATCATGTATTGTGATATACTGGCTTTTTGAAATCTGATTCTTGCATAAAAAAAATATTTACCAGCTTTATTACTAGGCACTGTAAATCTTTTGTTAGAAACATCATAAGCAGAATCAGTATCAAAATCTTCTGTATCAAAATCAACTTTAGTATCAGTATTATCAGCTAATGTTTGACCACTATTACTATAAGCAGAAAAAGCTGGAGTATTTGCTCCACCTGCATCAGCCCAAGTTAAAACACCAGAACCATTTGTTTGTAAAAATTGTGAACTATTACCATCTGTTGTTGGCATAGTAAGTGTATAAGAAGCACCTGCCGAATGTGCAGGACTTTTAATTTTTATTCCATGTGAGTTTTGAGAACAATTTAATTGTAAAGTTCCATCAGTAGTACCATCTCCTTTGATTTGTAATCCTGCGGCACTTGAAGTTGAAACAAAGTTAGTCATAGCGTCAACTACTTGTACTTCCCCAACTGTTCCTGTACTCGCACCACCTAATACTCTATTAGCAGTACCTAAATCTTGAATTTTATCATAAGTGACTGAATCACTTGTAATTTTAGCAGTCGTGACTGCGTTATCTACAAGTTCAGAAGTATTAACTGACCCTGCTGGTGGATTAACTGTTTCAACTGCTTTACCTAAAAAGATACAATACATAGTATCACTTCCAGCAGTTGCTTGACTTAATGTTAGAGTTGTTCCACTTGCAGTGTAGGCATAACTAGAACCAGGCTGTTGTCTTACATTATTAATAAATAATGCTATATCAACCTCATCTGAAACACTTTGGTTTAATGTATAATTTGCTGTTGCACTTGTTGTAAAATGTTGAACAGCAAGGTTTACATAATTTAATGCTGGTTTATTACCTACATAACTCATTTATTTTTCCTATGCACTAATTGCGTCAACTAAAGAAACATAAGCATCTAAACTTGAAGCAGTATCTGATTTAACTTTTAAAACATCTGTACTTTGTAAAACTACTTTAGCACCTCCATCAATAACCTGTAGTGATGAACCTGTTGGGATAGGTGCGTCTTTTACTAAATAAATATCATCTGAACCTACTGTAATATAACAATCAACTGTTATCGCTGATGTTGAAACATTTGCTAACGAGATACCTATAATAGTATCATTTGAGTTAGAAGTATGAACAGTCACTACTGATGTTCCTACATTATTACTTGCATATCTTTTAAAATCTTGTGCCATTTATTCTCCTTATAAAGCTATTGACATTGCTATTGCGAATCCAGCAGTGACTCCTGCTGATGTAGATACGAAACCTAAATTTCCACTACCATCTGTTTTTATTACTTGACCTGTTGAACCATCTGCTGTTGGTAAAACAAAAGTTGTATTTCCACCTAAAGTTGTTGGTGCTTTAAGTGAAATATAATTAGAACCATTATCTGTATCTTCTAAAAATCTTATTTCTCCAGATTGT